CCGAAGCAGGCAACCTGCCAGTCTTGGAACTGATGTAGCGTGACCGCCCCGAATACAAGGAACGATTCAAAGGCAACGAAGCCCGTCGCCAGAAAGGTCTGCCAGAATATTCCGCTTCCGAATACTTGGCTATCGAATCCAACCTGAAAGCAGTCTTGGCAGGCAACAACCTGCCTGTGGGTTTCTACGACACCCAGGATGATTTCGCCAACTTTATTGGCAGCGATGTATCAGCCCAAGAACTAGACACCAGAATCCAACGGGGTTACCTGGCGGTAAAGAACGCAGACCCAAACACCGTGGCAGAAATGAAACGACTTTACGGCGTAGACGAAGCCAGCCTCGCCGCATACTTCCTGGACCCAACCAAGGGCCGTGATGTAATCACCCGCCAAGCAGGCGCAGCCCGTATCGCAGGTGGCGCACAAGCAGGCGGTGGCATCACCCTCACACAGCAAGAAGCAGAACAGTTAGCACAACAAGGTGTCACCCAAGAACAAGCCCAGCAAGGATTCGGCGCGATACAACAGATGGAAGAACTATTCCGTGGCGCACCAGGCGAACAAGCAATCACCCGTGAAGAACAAATCTCAGGCGTATTCGGCACGAACGCAGCCGCAACACAACGCATCCGTCAACGGCAAGAACGCCGTACCGCAGAATTCTCTGGCGGTGGTGGCTTCGCAGGCCAAGGCGCAACTGTAACAGGGTTACAATAAATTTTCTGAATACCACTTGTAACTAATAACAGTGGTGTATAGTTATAAACGATTCCGCAAGGAAGGAACCCGTGAGGGAACCCCCTCAACTCACGGCGTACACATGGGGTGTCAACAAAACGCAGCCATCATGTCTCCTCTGGGCGTGATGTGGGCAAAAAAGGAGAGTGCCATATGCAAGAAGAACAGGATTTCTACGACGAGGAAACTGGTCAGCAGACAACGGGAAAGAACCCGCTTCGCCAACACATGAAAGAGTTGGAGAAGGAAGTCCAAGAACTCAGGCAGTTAAAGATGGAAGCCGAAAACGCCAAACGCGAACTTGCTTTTGCCAAAGCAGGTGTCCCAATGGGTACCCCGATGGCAAAGTATTTCGTGAAAGGTTATGACGGCGAGTTGACACCCGAAGCAATTCGTTCAGCCGCAGCCGAAGCAGGTTTAGTGGCAGGAGCGAATCCGAACCCTCTGAAAGAGGAAGCGGAAGCCTGGTCACGCAGTAACCAGGTTGCAGCAGGGGTTAACCTTTCTGATGAACCTGTGGATTGGGCGGCCCGTATTGCGGCAGCATCCTCAGAAAAAGAAATAATGGAAATCTTGGATAGGGCGCAAGCATCACTTTCGTAAACCTAATCTAAGGAGAAATTAAAATGGCTGGAGAAACCACCACTTCATCCCTTTCGGTTGACCAGGTAGCATTTGACCGCCTTGCGTACTTCGCACTGCGTTCAGAACTCTTGTTCGACCAGGCTGCCGATGTGCAGCCAACCCAACAGGCCATGCCTGGTTCGGGTGTTACATTCACCATCTTTGCAGACATCGCAGCAGCCACCGCTACCCTCAACGAAGTAACTGATGTTACTCCTGTTGCTATGAGCGACAGCCAGGTAACAGTTACCCTCAACGAGTACGGTAACGCTGTTGTGACCACCGCTAAGTTGCGTGGCACTTCGTTCCTCGATGTTAATGCTTCGGCTGCCAACATTGTGGGCTACAACGCTGGCGACTCTATTGACCAGGTTGTTTCTACTGTTCTTGCTGGCGGGTCCAATGTGACCTATGCCACGGGCGGTGCTACCGACCCGTCAAGCCGCACGACCATCAACACTGACGACATTCTTGTCGGTGACGATGTTCGCAAGGTGACAGCACAGTTGCGTAAGGCTAATGTTGCAACCTTCAACGGCGCGTACATGGGTTACATCCATCCCGATGTTTCCTACGACTTCCGCGGCGCTAACGGTGCGGCTAACTGGCGTGACCCGCACATCTATAGTGACCCCGCAGGAATCTACAACGGTGAAATTGGTCAGTTTGAGTCGGTGCGTTTCATTGAAACCCCACGCGCCCCGTTGTTTGCAAACGCTTCAGACAACAGCGGCTCCGCTGGAACCATAGATGTGTATGCAACCCTCATCATGGGCCGTCAGGCTCTTGCTAAGGCGTACAGCACCACCGATGGAAACGGCGCAAACCCGAAGATTGTTCGCGGCACCGTGACCGACATCCTTCAGCGTCTCCAGCCAGTCGGCTGGTACTGGCTGGGTGGCTATGGTCGCTTCCGCGAAGCAGCACTTCGCCGCATCGAGTCTGCTTCGAGCATTGGCACAAACGCCTAATTCGTTGCTAGACTTTTAACAACTATCCATTAAGGCGGATGGTTGTCTAACACAGCGAACCCCCTGGGCTACGGCCTGGGGGGTTTTGTGTTATTCTGTAACCATGGCTATATTCACACCACCCACAGATGATGAAGTGTTTTACTACGGTGAAGACATTGGCGATAACTTGTTTTCTCGTCTGCCCCCTACGGCCCGCGGTGTAAATGTTTTCAGATTGACAAACGGTGAATACACAGAGAATCAGCCACCAAACTGGGAAGATATAGATAAAGTGTTTTATGGCGGTCACGCCACAGAGATAACTGCTGCTGAACAAGCCGAACTTATTGCGGCTGGTTACGAGGATTACATTGTATGATTCTTCATCAACGAACCCATCCGAACCTGGATGTTGAAGGTTGTTTCGGTTGTAAGGTTGCTCATGTTAAAACTGGTCCTAATGAGTCCACTACTGGTGGTAAACGGGCAGCAGAGATTAACGCTACGGAAAGGCGTTGGCAGAAAGATATGCCTGCGTATAAGCGTTTGAGGGCTGATGGTTTGCAACCTAAACGGATTGACGGTTGCGCCAATATCGAGAAGAAAGCGAAAGAGTCGTGGCAGGTGGAAACAGGCCTGGTGTGAAAACAATTCACCTAGAAGGGTTTGATGATGGCCGTTTCGGTTATGGGAATATGTATCTTTCCCTGTTGAAACATTTGCCTAAAACCGTAGAGAACAACCCGCTGTCTGGGGTGAAGGTTTCTTGTTTGCAACCTGACATGGTTCGAGGCTGGTACAAAGGTCAGAAGCGTGTCGTGTTTACGATGTGGGAAACCTCGATGTTGCCTTCTGGGTTTGCTGACCGCCTGTTTCAATTCGACCAGGTGATTGTACCTTGTTTACATAATGTGGAGTTGTTTTCGAAATACCACAAGAATGTCAGCATGGTTCCGTTGGGTATCGACCCAAAGATTTGGAAACCTTCCCCCGCCCCAAACAACAACAAGTTTAGGTTTGTGGCTGGTGGCTCATCCTGGCTACGCAAGGGACTAGATATTGTGGTCAAAGCGTTCGAGGCACTACATCTTGTGGATGCGGAACTGGTTATCAAGGTCGCTGAAACCATCAGGAAAGAAGTCCCGAAGATTACCAACCCAAACATCAAGATTGTGGACTCTTGGTTAACGCTCGAACAGGAGTATGACCTGTACGCCACAGCCGACTGTTTTGTTGCGGCATCCCGTGGCGAAGGCTTTGGACTCATGCCCCTACAGGCGATAGCAATGGGCATACCCACCATCATGTCCGACATGACAGGCCATTCCGATTTCCTCAACCTTGCCTCTACCGTGGTTGCGGCCCCCGCTAAACCTGCCGCCCATAAAACCGTGTGGAATGTTGGCGACTGGTATGAGACTTCTGTTGATGATTTGCGTGACGCTATGTTGGCAGAGTATGAGGCTGGGGCAGGCAGACGAAACCTGGATAAAGCGGCAGATGCAGCGTTGATGACTTGGGGTAAATCCGCTAAACGACTCACACAGGTTGCTGGAACTGGTGGCCTGTTGACAGAGGAGAAGTGGATGCCTGCTGATGAACCAGGTGTGTGGATTACAGCAAACAGGCGTATCCAGGCAGACATCGGTAAACATAGGGTTGATTTACTCAAGGGTGAATCCGCCCAGGTTTCCCCTAATGTTCGTGATATTCTGCGTGGAGCAGGAATGTTGAAAGAGGACTGATGGCCTATTCGAAGCCAGAGTTGAGAAACCGTTTGAAGAACCAGATTATGTCAGGTTCTAAGGGTGGCAAGTCTGGGCAGTGGTCTGCCCGTAAAGCCCAACTTCTTGCTCAGGCATACGAGAAGGCTGGCGGTGGCTACTCAGGTAGTAAAACCGCTAAACAGAAATCGTTGTCTAAATGGACCAAAGAGGATTGGGGTACAAAATCTGGGAAGCCCAGCACCCAAGGCAGCAAGGCAACTGGGGAACGCTACCTACCTAAGAAGGCGCGTGAAGCATTGTCGTCTTCAGAGTATGCGGCAACTTCTAAAGCCAAGCGTGAGGGCGTGAAGAAGGGCCAACAGTTTGTTAAACAACCTACAAAGATAGCGAAGAAGACTGCGAGGTACAGATGAAGAAGAAAGATTCCAGGTTGGAACGGCTTGGTGTTTCTGGGTACAACAAACCGAAGCGCACCCCTGACCATCCTAAGAAATCTCATGTGGTGGTAGCCAAGGAAGGCGACCAGATTAAGGTTATCCGTTTCGGCCAGCAGGGGGTGTCTGGTTCCCCGAAGAAGGCTGGGGAGTCTTCGTCGTATCGTAACCGCCGTGAGTCTTTCAAGGCTCGTCATGCGGCGAATATAAAAAAGGGTCGAATGTCAGCGGCGTACTGGGCAAATAGGGTAAAGTGGTAACACCTACAACAAGGAGATTATTATGCCGATGGTTGGAAAGCAAGAGTTCCCATACACGAAGGCTGGCATGAAAGCCGCTGCTATGGCAAAGAAGAAGATGGCCAAGAAGAAGATGGCTGCCAAGAAGAAGATGAAGTAGTAGATGGCGGTACCTGCGACCCAAAACCTGACCATCACC